CGCCGGTATTGCCACCGATTCTGCGCTTAATTCTGATCGTGTTCGCCATGATTTAAAGTTCCTTAAAAGTTGCCACCGTCGAGTTTGTTGGAGTTTACCCATTGCGTCAAAGTCGATGAATATTTTAATAGATCGCCATTAGCGACACTGGCAATAGTGACATCGGTCAGGTCATCAAGTGGGCCATCGCTAGTGCCAGTCGGGCCAGTCGGGCCGGTCGGGCCTTCTGGGCCAACGAAACCCTGCGAGCTTACATTGATCGCGTTCTCGGGGAAGGTCACGCTTACATTGCCTGCTGCCGGGTCGAGGATGGTAACGATGCCACCAGACTGCGAGACCGCAATTGCGTTTGAGTCTGCGTTGAGCACGATCGTGTTGGCTTCTGCGTCGATCGTTACGATCATCGGGTGACCTCCGCTTTGACCGTGAACTTGCCCTCGATGAGCCGTGTCACCTTGTCATCGGGTGCGGTGATTTCTAGGTCGTAAACATAGACCGCGGGCGTAAGTGCTGCCATTACTTCAGCGTCCACTAGGAGCGTCAGGGTTCCTTCTGGGCCATCGATCGTGATACCATCGCCGGTGCTAAGTTCGAGGATGACGGTGCCGCTCGCTGCGGTGGTTCTCACCTGCATCATTGCGGTGTAGTCGCTGAGGTCGATGACGACTTCGTCAGGGTCGGTGTAGGTGATCACCCGTTCGAGGGTCGCCCCTTGTTCAGCCGCAAAGTTGTAGAGTCCTGCTGGCATAGTGACCTCCGAAAAAAAGAATATAGTTGAGGTTAACGCTCTTAGGTTGCCGGTGCAAATCGCTCGCACTTTAGGGTGCTAAACCTCTAAACTAGAAACATAAGCTCCCGCATGATCGCTCTGGATAAAGTATGCGCTCTGGTGGTAGTGGTTTAAATTACCAGGGCTTTCGCCTAGTTCAGATCCTAGTTGATTGGGATTTTAGGAACTTGCCTGATGCCCACTTTGAAAAAGCAATCACTATTTTTGAAGGTTCTCTGATTACAAATTCTGGACTAAGCGAAAGTACAAATGGATCAGTTGGGTCATAGTTTCTGACTACTCGGGTATCAAACCAAGTGGCAGATAGTGCTAATCCGGTTGGGTATGATTTTGTTTGATTTATAGCATCTCTAACAAAAGTTGGTAATGTTGTTGGATCTTCATTAGCGTATCCTCCATAAAAGTCAGACGCTGCGAATAAAGTTATTTGGTTCCCAATAGCTGGGTAATAAGTGTCACCTATAAGCCTTTGCACACTCAAAGTGCTATAAAAAGTAAATTCATTGTTTGTATAACTGTTCAACATGGCATCAGGGAATCTTCTGTAAAAATACAAGTAGTCTATAAAAGTTTTCCCACTAGAAGCCAGTGGGTAAAAGTTAGGAATGGCAAAGTGAAGCCTTCCTTTGATCCCTGCATAAGTTTTCAGATCACTCCAATAAGTTAGCGTTGCAGCATCATAAGTCAGGGTCTCTTCCACTAGACCTAAATTAATCGGTTCATCCTTGTTCTCAAAATAGGCATTAGGCATATAAACTTTGATTTGTGGAGGAGGTAACACCTGACCGCTAAAGGAAAATGTTAATGAAACTGGTGTATAACCTAATTCAATGAATGCAGCCTGATTTGATGAAAGCGAACTTTTTTCAAAATCAAGAACCATACTTGATGAAAAGTCATCGGTAGTAGTATATGTTGCGTTTCCACCAAAACCTTCATACCATAAAGGGCCAAATTTAGATACAAAAGTAATAACTGCTGTTGGTTTTTGGTATACAGTACCATCAGTATAATCCATAAAATAAAACGCTATTTGTGCGTATAAATCAAAAGTAACACCACCAGAAGTATACTGGCCAATCAAAAAAAAATTTGTGTTTAAAGCTCCATTATAATTTGTAGCAGTAAACATTTTAAGTGTTCTAGTCTCACCCATATAACTAACAGTTGCTTGATTAGGAAAATTTGTATCAACCTCTGGCACTGGTGGACAGCAAAACACATTTTCTAATTCTGCTGCGCCTGGATGCCAGCAAGTAAGTGCCGGATAAGTGTAAACAGGAAAGTAAACATAGAACAAAGTACCACTAGCAGTGGTGGCAAAATCCACTGGACTTGCCTGCGCCTCTGCATCTGCTAGGGTTGTATAAATTTTGACTACTGAACTTGATATCCTTAGAAAATAAATCGTCTGCACTTCCACTTCCACAGGTAGATCTAAAACATACTTGGTAAAAAACACCTGATAAATAGTGCCTGCTGTAATAGTTACCCCAGATATGGTCAGGGCATTGGTGCTGGCATTAATAGCGGTGCATGATGCGACTGGGATTCCTGCGTGACCAGTTGAGAATTGCATTATGATATTAGTCCGTGAGACCTGATTCGTGCTAAAAGCAAATTTAATTGCGTTTTTAAATCATCAATGGCGGTTTGCGTTGTGGATGCTGTAGTTGCTAAATCCACGCTGGATATAGTATGCGCGGCCACATCATTCACCGCTGCTTTTCGGGTGCTGACCACAACATTGCCACCAACTGTCAAGCCTGCTGGAGTTGCTGCTTGAAGGTTCCAACCCTTTACTCCAGAGGAATTGGTCGAGTATGCGTAGTAATTGCCAGGGCTGGTGGAATCATTCACTAAACTAAGTGAAACATAGGCAGGGTCGTTAGGATTGCCACCGCCAGCAATGGACTTTGTGGTCGTGATGTTGTTTGCTGAGAAGGTGACGGATGCGCTGCCAGATCCTACTGTTAACACTTTATAGTCATTACTGCCGTAAACTGCGGGGGTATCAGATAAAGCAATAAAGGTTGTATATTCCGCGTCGACTATTGGCCCAAATTCCAGCCCAGTTTGCGCGTCATTAACTTTGACCACTCGACCTTGGTTAGCGGTGTATGATTTTGCAGTCACATCACTAAGCGCAAGAAAGTTTCTTATCACAGCATTATCGTAGTCTGCTCCTGAGAGAGTCACCGTTGACAGGGTCAATCCTTCTGGGCCACATTGCACATCAGTCACCACATCAATGGTTGCGGAACCGCCAGAAGCCGCTCCCGTCTTCACGACAAACACAGGCAAGCCTGCCGAGGTGTAGCCAGAGAATTGCCCCATGTAGCGTTGCCCCACGGTAAGCGCGGCGCCGTTCAACTCCCGAATCTTAACCTCGTTGATGTCGTTCATGCTGTTGGCGCTGGCGTGGTAGTCCACCCGCTGCCCGGTGCTGAGTGGCGAGCCTAGCGCCGTCACCTTCACCACCGACATCGTGCTACCACCGAGCATGGGCCCGATCCGTGTGGGTTCGGTCGTGTCGCCCTCGACCGCTTTCACGACGCGGGCGATCCTTCTCGCGCTGTCTTCTGTGAAGCCGTAGGCGCTGCTCATTAGAGGATCTTTCTGTAAATGGGGAGTAGCCAAGCGAACGAGATATCTTCGTAAATCCTGAAGCGCAGGTAGCCACCGTTGCCTTCTGTGGGGTCGTCTCCGTGGTCAAGAGGAATCCCGGTGTTGCCCATGATGATCACGCCATTCGGGAGATCTTTGCCAGCAATATCAACCGCCCTAATTAGCTTAGTTCCGTTCCATTCGGTATAGCTGTGGTTAAGCACCACCGCGTCCCATGTGTTTTGATCGAGCATAAACTCGAGGCTCATGCGCCAGTATTTAAAGCCACTCTCATAGACACGCTTGGCGCTCACTTTGTCCAGGAGAATAGTGCGGGCACCGAAGCCTTGAAAAGCAGCGGTGTTCACGCACTTGACACGAGCCATCCATTCAAGAGCCGTGAAAGTGGCCGCATTATATTCGAGTTTCATAGAGATTACTGGGCGCATTGCCATGACTGGGGGGTCGAACCTCTCCCCGTTGCCATTCAAGATCGGCTTCTGCGGGTCGCTAAAGTCATCCATGAGAACAAATTCTCTATCAGCCGTGGAGTAATCAACATCCGTGGGCCTCGTCAGCGGGTTGAGGTTTTCCTCGCTGGCCTTCTCTTCTGGACTTGCGCCCTTGTTCTGATTTGCGACTTCGGGCGTTTGCGGTGCGGAGGGCGTCGAGCTCGGTGCCACGGTGTCGATGTTCGATGAATAGCTGCAAGTGACTTTCCAGAAGTAGGGGTCTTCCATTTGCGACGCGGTGCGCCCGATGCACCACGCACGCTCGAAGGTCGGGTGCTGGGAAAAGAGCGCGGGGAGGTTGGTGCCGAAAAGACTGGGCACATCATCGGCCACATCGTCGGTCTGCACGATGAAGCCTCGCACCAGCGAGACCTGGAGCTTGCTGTCATCGCTGCCGGTTCGGCCTTCAAAAGTTTCGTAGGTGTTCGTGACTGCCATGAAGGCTCCTTAGTTAATGTTGGCTAAGACCATGTTGGCCTGATTCATGGTTGCTGCTGCGATTTGTTGTTGGAGTGCGGTCTGGGCCTGCTGTTGAGCAAAGGCCTGTTGTTGTAATCGCAAAAGCTTCTCCGCTGCGGTTTCGCCCTGCCCCGCGTTCTGAATCTTAAGCACTTGCGAGAACGCCGCTGCCGAGCCCTGCATCAATGCGCCGGGGTTCTTCAATGCTTCCATCGCTCCCACGGACTTTTCAAGCTCCGCAGTGAGTTGCGCTGCACCCGCTGCGAAAAGATCGGGCCTGTCCGCAAGGGTCATTTTCAGTTCTTCCATTTTTCTGCGATAGGTTTCGAGCGGGCTTTCAATGTTGGAAAGCTCCCGAATCCATGCGGGCATCTGATCACCGCCCATGAAAGCGTTGAGCCCTGCGATGTTGGGAGGCTCGAGCGAGTCAAACTGGTTCTGAATCGCCATGATAGTGTTGCCATATTCTTCGTTGGTGATGGTGCCAGCGGCGAGTTGACTGTCAAGGGCTTCAAATGCTCCCGTCCTCAGCTTTTCCATTGCCGTCTCGAACTGCTCCGTTGATATCGCACCAAGCGCCATCTGCCGCTGGAACATAGCAATTGCGGAAGCTGTGCCTCCCGAAAGTTGTCTGAGAAAAGCAGAGTGCCCGATCGTGCCGTTCTCAAGTCCTATTTCAAGATTAGTAAACATACTGTAAATTGAATTAGAAAGCTGCGAAAGCGCTGTAGCCGTGTTAAAGTCCCCTGCTGCGACCGCTTTAAATGCGTTGTTGAACTTCGTGATGAACTGAGATACAAGATTTCCCGCAGCGTCAGATCCAGTGTTCCCGATAGCGTCGTTAATTGCTTTCATCGCCTCGTGCATTTTGTCTTTGATCATCTCAGGGTCGATCTGTGTGCCACCACCTTGGGCAGTCAAAGCAGTAGAAACACCCCCAGAGACGCCGCCAATAATCGCACCGGGAAGCGCACCAATGCCAGCAAACAAACTACCAACCCCCGCACCAGCAGCAGCGCCGCCACCTATGCCCGCTAAGATTTTTCCGAACTTTTCCAGCCCGCCAACTGTCTTGATAATATTGTTTAAAATGTCGACCGCTGCAAACATCACCGACTGCATCGCAGAGATCACTCCTTGCGCAAATCCGATCACAACCCCGCGAATGTTTTCAATGCCTCCTGTTGCTGCCCCAGAATCACCCATCGTGGTGAAAAAGTTCACCAGACCCGAAAACGCTTGAAATAACACATCCCGCACCACCGAGAGAATCATGCCGATATTCTTAATCGCTGGGATTAACGAGTCAAAGTTCGACCTCAGATTTTGCATAAACCCGGTGAGACCTTGCGAGAAGCCTTTCAAATCCAAAGCCTCCACAATGGCCCCGCCGAACTCGGTAAAGAATCCCTCCACCTCGCCAGCGAGCCGGGCGTAAATACCTTTGAGCGTTCCCGCTTGCGCCTCAGCTTGTTTGATCACATCAGCGTTGTTCTGCATCCCTGCAAGTGCGTTGACCGCATCTGCCGTGCCCACAGCGCCAGTTGCCAACATTCGCATCGCTTCTTCTGCGCTGATCGCTCGACCCTGCACCGCACTTAACCTCTGCGCCAGTGCATCGTAAACCGGCAGGCCCATTGCTGCGAGTGCTGCGAAATCATCCTTGGAAGCTTGGCCCGTTCGGGTCATGTTCTGAGCGACTTCCCCTAATTTGTTGAAGACATCGGTGGCACCCGATCCAGCAACTAACGAGATGCGCCCGAAGCTTTCAATCATCCTAGCAGCGTCTTCGCCCGAGACCCCGAGACCGAGAAATCCGGTAGCAAGCTTGCCCACAACATCCTGAGCGATGCGCCCTTGATTGGCGATCTCGTTCATCACCCCGCCAAGGCGCACCGCACTGGCTTCGCCTGCAAGCCCCTTGATGCGGGTCAGTATCTCTTCGGTGTTTGCAAAGGCTTCCACCGCGCGGTCGTAGATTTTGTACACGCCATAGGAGGCGAGCGCGCCCCCGATAGCGGTGACCGGGTTCATGATGAGGTTAGTTACGCTTGAGAAGATACTTGAGGCAGCGGACTTGATTTTGCCTTCGACATGGTTTAAGAAGCTAGCGAGCTTGCCCTTCGCTTTCTGCTCCTTGCCTTTATCACCTTCGCCTTGTTGTCCTTGCGAGTTTTCGGTCAGGTACTTAAGCGCTTGCGCTCCTGAGATCGCACCCGCTGCGATCCGCTTCATGACTTCTGCGGTCGTGACCGCTTTACCTTCGACCTTGGAAAGTTCCTTGGCCATTGCATCGAACGCTTTCACGCCCATGCTCTCGAGAGCTTGGATGTCTTTCAATAAGACTTTGTCAGACTCACCGATCTTTCCGAGAATGCCTGCGAAAGCTTTCGACGCTTCGCCTGCGTTTTTCGCAAACTTCCCTATACCTTTTGCAAACTTATCCAAGGTGCTTGTGATCGTGTCCGCATCGAGGCCAAGCTTCTTGAGCGAGACCGCAAAGGCGAGAGCATCGTCTGCTCCGAGCTTAGAAGTCTTGGCGAACTTGTGAAGAGCGTCACCCATGACCCCTGCGACATCATCATCGAAATGCTTTGAGGCCTCCGAGGTGACTGCCTCAAGGCTTCCCATGTCCTCTTTGACTTTGTCGAGATTCGTGATGAAGTCGGTAATGGAAAGACCCATCGAAACATTTAATGATCCGATAGTTTTTGCCATCATCGACTCCTAGGTTTTCTTAGTGCCCATCGCTGTCGCCCACGCTTTGAGCCCGGCGAAATTGTCGGCTTTTTTGTTTTCCCCGTACCAGTCCGGGATGAAGTCTTTCACCTCGAGAACCTTTGTCTCAGATCCGCGCCACACATTCGCCGTCGTTGAGCACACCTGCGCTGCATGAATGTCGGCACGATCCCCGTCGAGAGGCTCGATCGTTGAGAAAGCCATCCACTCGGTAAGCTCCTGGGCATCCATGCCATCGAGGAGCTCCGAGACGGTCTTCTTCAAGTGCCCAGCGAGACGGAATAAGAACCGCCTCCCCGGACGCTCGATTAGTTTTTTCTTGCTTCCTCGACTGCACCGCCACTCATGCCGTTATGCTTGGCGCACGCGTCGAAGAGGATGCCCACAAGAGGCGCAGGCATCTCGCCCACAGCGTCAACCTCGGCATCGGTAAAGATCCGCTTGCCTTGATCATCTGCGATCGACCTCACCACCAGCTTGGCTCGTATGTTGGACAGGTTGCCCGACTTCGAGCCCGCTGAGATTTCGCTTTCGAGTTGATCACGCTCGCGGGAGCTAATCACTCGCAAGAACACTTTGCCACCGAGCTCGGGGATCTCGATCTCCCCGAGCTTATATGCGCTGCCTGCGCCTAACAATTTCGCTTTGTCTAAAATAACTAGAACTCCTTAATCAAAAGCGTAGGTGATTTTTCCTACTGGTTTAACGCCAACGGTGGCTTTAACTG